GGTATTTACTGCACGAGAGTTTTCCAAAGCTATGTTCTGCTCTGCAGTAAAGTTCATATTAGCTATATCACCAATACGAGCTGAGTTTTGGACACGGGCTTGAAATGCTTGATCAAACTCTTGTCCCAAGAACTGAGCACGTTGTTGCGCTGCAAGCATAGCACGTTGTTGACGGTTTGACAAGTTCTGTGCTTCAAAAGACGCAATTGTTTGTGCATCAGCTTGAGCAATTGGTATAGCAGATTCCATAGCAGCTTGTATAATAGCTTGTCCAGCCATACTGCTTGCCCCTAAACCACGAGCAGCCATCTGTGCTGTTGCAGCTCTCATTGCTCCTGCAGCCCAAGCTGGTGTTTTATCCCCACCTTCAAACTGTTGCATCAGTCCATCTAACTGGCCCTGTACAGTAGCTTGCTGACTTGGTCTAGCCTGAGCAGCTTGTATCTGTTCTGTAAATACAGCAGCTTTTTGTGCATCTGCAGCACCACTAATAAGTTCTCCAGCTTGTATTTCACGCTGTACAGGGTTTTGCATTATGTGTGCAGTACCTTGAGATGCTTCTAGCCCAGACACTGCAGATTGATTTTGTTGAGCAGCAATCACTTGTTGACTTACTTGCTCTTGCTCTGCTTGCAATTTTGCAGTTTCTGCCTGTACTGCATCAGATGCTGTACCTGCTTGATAGGCAGCGGCATCAGTAGCCACTGGACCTTGAGCTGTTGCTACAGTACCAACTTGTTCTGCAGTGGCTGTAGGAGCAGTAGGAGTTACTTGACCTGCAGTTTCTGCAATCTCTGTGCCAGCGGTAGGTGTAATTTTTTCTACACCAGCTTGTACAGGAGAAAGAGTTTGCTGAACAGTCTGACCAAACTTAGGAATAATATCTTTAGTATAACTAGGTGCTCCTGTTCCTGATGAACTGCTTCCTTTAATAGTATATCCACCAGTAGGGGCATTAAAAGTTTCTCCCGTTTCTGGATTTGTTAAAGTTTCAAATGCCATAGACACTGGCGTTCCTGGGGGAGGAGGTTGAACCCAACTAGGTATTGGTGTAGATGTATGCTTGGTTACAGCCTGACCAGTTGCTTCAGGGGGGGAGAAGTAGTCGATTACAGGTTTTCCAGTAATATCCTGATCCTTAAAAGGAACAGCACCACCCTGCTGCATTTTAACCATGCCACCTTGATTAAATTTTTTCTTATAATAAAGTCCAGCCCCATCGTCTCTTTTTGCTAAGACAAACTGACCACTTCTTTCATCACCATAAGTTACGTCAAAATTAGCAAGTGGGTCTCTACTAAATAAGTTTACGTTACCGACTTGAATTGGAAGATTGTTTAAATAACTCTGCACTCCACCTAAAAAGTTAGGTAAGCTTGATTTAGATCCACCAACTGCTTGAGCCACACTTTGATCAGATATTTCAATATCATCTTCAGTTCCACTGGCGACAAGCTGTCCACTATTCCTATCGTATATTTTTACAGGCCTAGGTGTATCTTTTGGAATAGAAACAGACTTTGATTCCTGTTGTATATTTGGGCTTTTGTCTTTTTCATTATTTACATAAGCAGTAGCGTCAGTTGGTCTAGCTCTTGGTCTAACAGAGGGAGTGCTGTCTTGTGCAGGACTTTGAGTACCAGTACTTTGAGCACTAGTGCTTGGAGCAGCAGTAGGTCTAGCTCTTGGTCTAAGAGAAGAAATACCACCTTCAGCCATACCCATTACAGCTTTTTGATATTTACCCATCCGAGCAGCAGCACTAGGATTAGATTTATAAAAGTTATCTAAACTGGGTCTGGATTTTTCTCCTGTATACCCAAGAAACTTTTCTGCTAGTCTATGTTCTGCATCTAAATTTATCATTATCTAGTTCCTAACCATACAAAGCCGACAATAAAGCAAACGCCCAAAACAAACAGAACAAATCCTGCCGACCATTCAATAATTTTTTGCTTGATTTCCATTCGTCTATGCTCATGCTCTCTTTTCTGCTTTCTTAAATCTGCTTCTATTTCTAGTATCTCTTGCCACTTACTTGGACCATACATCAGTGAGATATAATCTTTTAGTTCTTGACGCATTGCTGCAGCTTTTTGTTTTGCTGCAAAGATTTCCATCGCTTGTGCTTGAACTCCACCACCCAATGCTTTATACCAAGGTGGCTTTTGGTTTTGACGATCTGCAAACTCTAGGTCAGCAATAGCCCCAGCCCACTTAGATAGTTGACCGCCCATGTCCTGCAAATCTTTGCCTACTGCAATGCCCTTTTTTAAATATCCAAAAGCGGCTGTCGCTGCAGAAATGGCGGTTATCGGATCTATCATCGTCGTTCTATTATTCTGTCCAACTTAGCGTCAAGCGCCTCCAATCTGTCCATTATACGATTTAAATCGTGTGCGGCTTCTTGTTTTGTTAAATACTCTTTAGCAATCTCTTCACGGGTTTTGTTCACTAGTACTTGTAGTCTCTGTAATTCTGTAAAAATACTACGACCTAAAAACCCAGCTATGGCTATAGCGGCAGTAAGACCTGCATTCCAAAGAGTATCCATTTCCATTATACTGTAGTCCCGTAAATTCTTCTATTATGATTCATACCACACTCTAATTCTACCGTTACCACCATCTGTGTGTCCAGCATCTTTATCGTGTCCTGCTCCACCACCAGGTACAGAGCCATTAACTCTAAATGCCCCGCCATTTCCTGCATGGGTAGATGTACCCGCCGTACCTCCCGACGAATGGCCACCGGCACCACCACCAGCACCCCAAATAGAAGAAACTCCGTTAATACTGGTTCCTCTACCGCCTTGACCCCCATTAAAATCAGCCGCCGTGTTACTTGCAAATGGGTTTGAGTTTCCACCAGACGTATCCCAAGTGTAACCACCTGACCCGCCTGTACCACCACCTCCTCCACCAGATGAAGACGTACCCCCTTGTCCTCCACCCGCTGTATATACAGTAGAGTTTGTTAAGGTAACTGTTGAGGCTGATCCGCTTGGAGCATCTGTTTGTCTTGTACCCGTTCCAATAGCTCCTGCGCCAACTACGAAAGAAGCACCATTCAAGACACTTCCTCGTACAGAAGCAATGTATCCGCCGCCACCTCCACCGCCGCCCATGCTATATTTATCAGAGCCACTTGCGCCAGCATCATACTCAGACGTAGCACCGCCACCACCAATAGCATAAACAATCACCCACTGATCATTAGCAACGCTTGCGGGTTTTGACCACGTTGTGTTAGATGAGTATTCTACAAACGTCATACCTGTAGCAGAACCTGTCCAGCTATCGGGAACTAATGGTGTATCACTGTATTTTCTTGCACCATAAAAATCTCCAAGAGATATACTTCCAGAGGTGGGTATGCTTGCGTTACTAGCTGATAAGTTAGGAACATAGGAACCACTCCTATAATACTCAGACATAGAGATTGGATTAGATCCACCAAACTCAGTTTGAAGATCGGATAAAGATATAGCACCTGAAGACTGTAAGGCCATTATACTGTTCCGTAAGCTGTCACATTACCAACTACTGTTAGATTACCGGATGCATCTAATTTCATTTTATTTACTCCACTAGTAGCAAAGTAAAGAACCCCAGCACTTTCTGTAATAGTCCAATTCCCTAAATCCACTGTCGTAGCATTTAGAGTAGAAGCAGAAAATGCCTGACTTGCAGATCCAGCTAATTCTGCTTTTGTATCAATTTCAGTTTGCAAACCGTCAATGTTAGATATAACGTGGTTGTGACTGTCGTCTGCTACTGTAGCAGTAATACTTACATTTCCACTTCCATCAAAAGAAGTTGATCCTGATACATCACCAGTTAAAGAAATAGTACGTGCAGTTGCTAGAGTTGTAGCTGTATCTGCATTACCTGTAACATTACCTGTGACGTTACCAGTTAAGTTGCCAGTAACATTTCCTGTAACATTACCAGTTACATTCCCCTCAATATTAGCTACAAGTGTTCCTGTAGTAATACTCAAGTTACCTGTAGAGGCACCTGTAAATGTACCTGTACCTACAGTAAACTTATCTACACTTTCATCCCAACCCATAAATGCATTGCTAGATGTACCACGTTCAATAACAATACCAGCATCATTTGCAGGTGCTCCTGATGTACCATTACCTAATTCAATAAGACTATCTGATACAACAGTGTTAGTAGTGTTTAGTGTAGTAGTTGTACCATTTACAGTAAGGTTTCCTGTAACTGTAGCATTGCCAGAAATCGTAGCGTCATTGGTAAGAGTAAGTGCATCACTGTATACATGTGACCAACGGTTTGTGTTATCACCTATAGTGTATGTGCTATCTGCGCTGGGGATAACATTAGAAGCGACATCTGCTGTAATTGTAACTGTGTCTGTAGCAGCATCACCAAGAGTAACATTACCGTTAGCAGTTAGACTGCCTGTTAGTGTAGTATTACCTGAGATGGTGGCATTACCTGCAAGAGTTACATTAGCTCCACTAAAGGTAGCTGCAGTAGTAGAGCCTGATTTTACAATAAGATCACCAGAAGTGTTAGTTAAAGAGCCATACTGAACTCCTGCATCTTTAAGTATTACATCACCACCATCTGCATCTAAGATAACGTCTCCAGCTACATCAACGGTAAGATCACCGCTAGATAGGTCAATCTCTTGTCCATCAATAGTAATGTTGTCTACAACTACCCCTGCATTAGCTGTTACTGCACCTGATACAGCAAGGGTACTACTTAATGTAGCAGCACCTGTAACTCCTAGAGTACCACCCACTGTAGCATTACCTGCAGACAGAGTTAGATTACCTGCGGAAGAACTTACATTGCCTACGACAGTAAGATCACCATCAAGTGTTGTGTTACCCGTTACATCAAGTGTACCAGCAAGATCTACATTAGCACCTGTAAAAGTTGCTGCTGTTGTAGACCCTGACTTTAGAATTAAGTTAGCACTGTTGTTTGTAAAGGCAGCAAATTGTGTACCTGCATCTTTAAGTATTACATCTGCTCCATCAGCATCAAGAATAATATCCCCTGCAGCATCTAAGGTAAGATCCCCAGAGGATACATCAATCTCGTTATCTGATAGGGTCATGTAAGCATTAACACCTACAACAGCACCATCTTGATAAACTATTCCATCAAAGTATCCGTCTTTATATTGCAAAGAACTTGTACCTAGATCAAGAGTATTTGTTGTCTTAGGTTTAACTTGTGTAGCAGATATGACAAGATCTTGGCTAGGTCCAACCTTAGTAATAGGAGCACCCTCACCAGATGTACCATCGTGCTTATGTCCCGTCGATGCATTAAAAGCACCTTCTAAAGCATTGTACTCTGCATCAAAGTCATCAGCATCAATAACATTACCGTTAGCAATGTTGTTTGCAGTATCTTGTCTTGTATATCCTGCCATGTCTTTTCCTTACTGTCTGTCGTTTTGTCTAAAATCCAACAGGGCTGTATCAAGTGTAAATGTTGGGTTTGTTGAATTATCTGTTAGTCTAAGAGCTATAGTTTTTCCTGAACCTACAATCTGTTCTGAGTAAACACTATCTAGTTCTCCACCAAATGTAGCTGTATTAAATACAGAAGTAGATGCACCAAATAAGAATATAGCAGTACCTGTACTTGAAATAGTTTGTGTAGCTGGTTGTATAGTTGAGGTATCACTAGATGTTTTATTATCATACCTTACGTTTAAATCTAAATTCATAGTGCCTGTAGGTTCAGCATATAAAGTTAGTTTATAAAAAGTCTTACGGGTTTGTGGATCTGTAAGAGGCATATAAGGAGATTCATATATAGCTTCTATACTTTCACCATCAAAGTCTGAACCTGATTCTAGTTGATATATGTAGCCATCGTCATGTCCAAACGCTACCATCTCTGTTGTACCTGAGTATCTGCTATCAGCTACATTGGCTTTAATACCTTTAGTGGTAGCCCACTGTAATCCTTCTGCACCTTGAGCTACAAACTTCGTAGCAATTAAACCTTTAGCTGCATCATCTTGTTCTGAAGAAATATAAGCAAAAATACGATACTGGTTTTTCTCTCTTAATACTAAGGAAGTAAAACTAGAAGTACTAGCCAAGAAAGTATTAGCATCTTTAAAGATACGGTCTGATGCAATATCAAGAGCAAAGTCACCGATACGATCAGTAGCACTTAGAAGTCTAATACCATCAGGTGCTAGGTAGATAACATCACCACCAATCTCTTGAATAGTATCTCCATTAATGCAGCCAATACGATCTGTAATTGGTGAGATTGTAAAGTCTGCCGAACTATTTCCTGTAAGTTTTTTTATACTGTCTTGTGTAAATATAATAAGTTGATCACGAAAGATTGACAACCCTGTAATATCATTTGCTACGTTTATAGCTCCAGCACCACTAGCTGAATTAAAATTATCTACTGTAAAAGGTGCAGTAAAAAATAAATCACTACCTTTAGAATAAAAAGCTGTATTCTTAAAGACTGCTACATGTTCTGCACCCTGTACATCAGTGCTATTAGCAGAAGTCATAAAGGTTGTAGTATTACCTGATGTATTATATATTGCAGGGTAGTTAGTACCATCAACAAATATAACTTTATCATCACCATCTAAGTTATAAAGTACGTGTCTGGCTTTACCTCCGTTAGTACCAGCACTAGTAGCCATACTAGTCCACGTAGTTCCTGTGCCGTAATAATATTGAGTAAAATTAGAAGCGTTCTTACGTGCTGTAACAATACGACCAGAGCTAATAACTTTAAGAGCTAATATAGGACCAGAACCAGGAACTGTTGTAGTGCTATACTTTTCAAAACCTCTGATCTTAGTGTAGCCACCCTCTTTGTTAGGCTCCATGTTTTGAAGAATAGTGGCAGACCCTACAGCATTCGTACCTTGCTGTAAAGCAGACAGATTAGAAATCAACCCACCTTTAAACTCAATAGGAAATGTTTGCCACTGTGTAGCCATTAGTAGTGTACTCTTGTATCTCTAATATATTCTGTTCTGTTTATATTAAGGCTTCTCATGTATTTGATACCTGCAGCAAATTTTTCTTGAGAGAGTTGAGCAGCCTGAGTGTCACCTCTAAATATATAAACATAGTACATAGCACCATCTACAATAATATGTTTATATTCTTCTGGAATAGCTGGTACATCTGTTGATAATGCCATATCTACACCAACCGTAAAATACTCGTAGATAACTTCATAAGCTTTATCTGGAGTTGGAGTAAATAGTATTTCCCTGCTAGGTGCTCTTGTAACGTGTGTAGGAACTGTTCTTATACCAGTACTAGAGTTATACTCATAATCTGCGTGTTTGTCAAGATATTCTTCATAAGAAAGTATCTTTAACTTTCTAGTTTCTACATTTAAATCATCATCACGTTTAATACGAAAGGTATTAAAGTTAATTGTTTTAGCATCGTAGGGTATACTATAACGTACTTCACCTGCAGTTAGCACTTCTGTTTCTTCTACGTGGTTCCAAGGCCATTCAAACTCTTCTTGGTGTATATGCCTAATAGAAGCATTAACAGCATCTTTACTTAGATTATAATAACCTGTAGCTGCAGCAAAATTAGCAGAAGTAAGTTCAACTTCATTGAGCCGTCTGTTCACTTCATTAACAAGACCAATAAAATCGTAAGCCATTTACTTCTCCCTAATTCTTATAAAGACTGCACGTTCATACTGCAATCCTTCTGTTGTTGTTATTTGACAAGTAATTTTATAACGAATGTTATTAGTACCTAAAGATAATCTTATTGTAGCTACAGTTGATGTATTTGTTTGTTGTACCTTTTGTAATCCATTTACAGTTTGTGCGTTACTTACTTCAGTCTTTGTACCATCTGCAGCATCAATAAACCAAGTAACACTTACAATAGTATCGTCGCCAAGAAATCTTGACCAGTCAATGTTATAATCTACTATTTCATCTTTATCTTTGTCAGGCCATTTATATGACATTTTGTATTCCTTACGCTGCGATACGTACTGTATTGTCTTTGTCTATAGGTGCTATAAACACTGTTCTGTCTTTTAAATCTTTTCCTATTGAAACTGTAAATCTCTGTGATGTTCCACCAATGTGTAAAACTCTTCTTCTATCGTAGCTATCTTTAATAGACTCATAATCAAAGTTTGCTGCATTTACTATAGGTGAACCTGCCGCAATAGATAGTGCTGGTGTATTAATAACAAAGGTGTTAGAGGTTCTTGTGGTAATAATTCCTGCAGAACCTGTAGCACTTGCCCCTGTTGTAACTACAACTGCATCAGCGGTTACGACAACTGTGCCTAAACTGCTTGTAAGTGTTGGTGCAGTAATACTTACAAGGGCTTCTGCAACTATGGTAGGAGACCCTAGAGAAGCAGTGGCAGATACACCTGTTAGACTTACATTAGCTTCAGCTACTACTGTAACTGTACCAAGAGCACCTGTAGCTGCTACACCAATAAGTGCTACATTAGCATCTGCTGTTACAGTTACTGTGCCAAGTGCACTTGTACCTGCTACACCAGTAAGTGCTACAAGAGCTTCTGCTACAACAGTAACAGAGTTAGTATTGCTAGTAGCATTTACACTATCAACAACAAATGCTATCTCTGATTGAGATGCAAAAGGTGTACTAGCAAATGCTACTCCAAACATCAATCAGCCTCTTGGATTACAAGCTCGCCCAACTCAACCTGACGCATGATCTCTGCGTAGTGACGGTTTCCCGCAACCAAAGGAACGGCGTGAGGCATACCATCAATGTCACAGTGTATTATAGAAACGTTCCCGTCTTGATCCGTAGAATAACGTGCGTTAGTAATATTCATTATTATAGCTCCGCATCAAATTGATAATAACTGCTCGTGCCAGTAGGTCTACCATATACTGCATTTCCTGCCGTCCATGAACCAGAGGTTTGGTATTTCATGCCCCACATAAACGGCCCTGTTTCATACGCCGTCATGTCTGCGGAAGTATAACTTGAAGAAGCCGTATAAAAAACCCATGTACCTGCCGCACTACCCGAAAAGGTAGGAGATGTTCGCATTTCTTGCGTTAATTTACTCCCTCCATAGGCTACAGTTGTAGTGTAACAACAGTTAACAGGAAGCGTGTTAGCCGTAGCACCATCACTTAAATTGTTAGAATAATTATACTTTTGAAAATACCTTTGGCACCGTAATAGTTCATCCCCATACGAACGGTGCTCGAAGGGTGTACTGGTGTCGCCAATTTCCAACTGGATGCCTGTCAGGTAGAAGGTTGCGCCGTTGGATTGGGCCACAAAGTCAACTGACCCCGATGTTTGACGTAAGTTTCCTGCTTGCCAGACACCTGCCGTTCCATCAAAATCACTACCCGCCCCAAGTCCAATTTGTAAAAAAGAGTGACGACTGTTACCTGTGTTGGTCCATGTTCCTGTCGTATCACCCGCAATGGTTGCCGTTTTCTTTTCCCAAGTGTTTGCCGCTAAAATTGAAAACGTGCCAACGTAGCTGCGGTCGTTTGCATCATTCGTCCATGAAAAAGAATACGTTCCAGTGACACTTGATTTTACCCAAAAAGATAAAGTCGTTGTTTGGGCTGACGCTGTTCCAAAACCTAGATCACCTACATTTGCTGCTTCAAAAGCGGTGCCGTAGAAAAACTGTTCATTTGCGGCTGGTGTATAACTAGCAGCCACTGTGATTTTTGCTGAGTGCGTAAAACCTGCTGGAGCATCCGTCACTTGCTGGATCGTCAACTTTGAAGCTGTGTTGACAAACAAACGGTATCTATCAAGCGTATACGCTGTAGCCGTAGGCGTCACCGCCGTCCCACCGTTGCGCTGGCTTATGACCATTGCACCGTTAATTATCCTATTTCTGTTCGACAAAGCACCATCGTCATAGACGTTGCCAAGATCTGCAAGTTGACGTGCCTTACTCATTTGTTACCTCACGGTTTTGTAGGCCACACGACATCATCCAAGGATGTGGCGCTGGTAGTTATATC